TCCAGTCTCAGGCTTTTTTTTTAGGAAAAAGCAATGAATCTCAAAGGCACAAAATCTGCTCACGTTGATTTCACCAGCGAAGGCAAAATCGTTATCGAGCAATGGTCAGATGATCTTGAGCAGCCAGTCACTATCTACCTAAGCTATGACCAGTTGGCGGCAATTGAAGGCTGGGCATTCAAGATAAAGGATGATATCGAGTTGGCATGGAACGATGGGGTTGAGAATGAACCTCAAGCCTAAGAACTGGGACAAGTTCCAGCACTACAAAGATCGGTGTCCGCCGTGGATCAAGCTGCATCGTGATCTGCTGAATGACCGTGAATTTATGCGCTTGCCACTTGCTAGCAAGGCGCTTGCTCCTCTACTTTGGTTGCTAGCATCTGAGTCAAAAGACGGTTGCTTTCAAGCAGATAGCGAGGAGTTAGAGTTCCGCTTGCGTATTGCTAGCAAGGACATAGATGCAGGTCTTAAGCCCTTGATTGATAAGGGATTCTTTGTAATTGCTAGCGGAGTGCTAGCAGATAGCTTGCAGGTCGCTATCCCAGAGACAGAGAGAGAGACAGAGACAGAGCAGAGGCAAAAGAAGCAGTCTCGCGGAACTCGACTGCCTGCTGACTGGGTTCCTTCTGAAGACCAAATCGCCTTTTGCAAAAAGGATCGGCCTGATCTACACCCGGCTTTTGTTGCTGACCGCTTTAGAGACTTCTGGATAGCCCAGCCCGGCGCGAAGGGTGTCAAGCTCAATTGGGACGCGACATGGCGCAACTGGGTGCGGAATGAAAAGGTTTCCAATGTGGTCAAGGCAGTGCCTAGTGGCTCCCCAGACTGGCTGCAAGCGAGGAAGGCATGAAAGGCCACGACGCATTGGTTGCCTTGCGTAAGCAGGGTTTAAAGCCCGCAGGGGTCTGGATCTGCCACGCGAAGGACAATAGCCGGGGTTGGGCAAACTGGCAGAAGTTCGGCGGGCATGAGCGGTATCCTGAAGTCGAGATCCTGCCTACTGAGGTTCCTGCGCTTCTTGATTTACGGTTCGCAATGGGGCTAGTGGTTCATGTTTCAGGAATGAATTTGTATGCGAAGGCAAAGCCACTGCATCAGGCGTTTGTGGAAGCGAAGGCAAAACGAGTGATCACCGTATGCGGTGGTCTGATAATCGACAGCGAATCTGGAGAATGGAGCGACTATGTACCTGCTTAACGAAGATATTGACTTCTCGCAATATATGGAGGAGACCGACCACAAGCAGAAGATCAAGCCTGCCCAGCTATGGGTGACGGAGCTTGAGGAGGAGTTGATTAACCCTCCGGTGGATCGCAGTGTCCCCATGCCGTGGTTGGAGACGCAAGGCACGTTTGCATTCCGTCCCGGTGAGGTGACCGTCTGGGCGGGAGCCAATGGCGGCGGTAAGTCGCTGATGACGGGTCAGGTTGCTATGGGTCTAGTCAAGCAGGATCAGCGCGTCCTGATCGCCAGCTTTGAGATGAAGCCCAAGGTATCGATCAAGCGGATGCTGCGCCAGTTCGCAGGCAAGTCGCTGGAGTCGGTCAATTACCACATTACCCCGAATGCGCAGAAGCGTGATGCGTATGGGCGGTTCAAGTTATTTGCCGGTGACAAGCTTTGGTTCTATGATCAGCAGGGTACGGTCAATGCCAAGCAGATGGCTGCTGTCTGCCGGTATGCGGCGGTCGAGATGAACATGAATCATATTTTTATTGATTCGCTTATGAAATGCGTTTCCGGGGAGGATGACTACAATGCACAGAAGGCGTTCATCGATGAGCTTACTGCTATTGCCCGTGATCATGATATTCATATCCATCTCGTTCATCATATTCGCAAATTACAAAGTGATGAGGCTCGTCCATCGAAGTTTGACCTCCGTGGGTCGTCGTCTATCACAGATCAAGTGGACAATGTTTTGATCCTCTGGCGCAACAAGGCAAAGGAACACGCCATCCAGCAGAACAAGGAAGTGGATATGTCGTTGCCTGACGCTATGCTCTTGTGCGAGAAGCAGCGTAATGGTGACGCTGAGGAGTGGTACTCGTTCTGGTATCACGGTGACAGTCAGCAATTTTTAGATAGGCAGGGCGCAATGCCGATGGACTTCGATGCAAAGGGAGATTTTTAATGAGGGGCAAGGTGATGATGAGTTTCGGCATCGTTGCCTTGTCCGACAGGTTTTGCGCTGGCGTGTTACTGACCGCGATCTTGCTCACCAATTTCTCAACGGGTGGACGAAGGATGGCAAATGGGTTCCCGGCTGGAATGAGCGCCATCCGCAATCGATACTTGAACGTGATGTTCGCGCCCAGTGGAAGCTTGGCAACCGGGGTGAGAACGGGGACTGGAAATGATCATTGAGTTGCCGTTCCCGCCAAGCGTCAATACCTACTGGCGAATGTTCCAGAACAGGATGATCATCAGCAAAGCTGGGCGGGAGTATCGCAAGGCGGTGCAGGACTGCATCATGTTGCAGAAGGCAAATAAACATATTGGCGGAAACATTGCCGTAGTGATCGAGGCGTTTAGACCAGACAACAGGATTCGCGATCTCGACAACTTACTCAAGGCTTCACTGGATGGGCTGGTTCACTCTGGCGTGTTCATTGATGATTCTCAGATACAGGACTTGAGAATATTTTGGGCGAAGGATAAGGGTGGCAAATTATTGGTCAACGTGGAGAGGATATGAAAGAGCAGGACGCAGCAATTTATTCGGCGTGGCAACACGGTCGTTCTATAGGGGATCTAGCAAAGGCGTATAAGCTAGACAAGTCGCAAGTGAAGAAGGTGATCAATCGTGTCGGAAAAGAATCAAAGTGCGGCAGTGCCGAGGTGGTGTACGAACTGCCAGCAGAGGAAGCCAGTAGCGGGCGGTGAATATATAAAATTTGCAAATGGTCTGAGACAGCGTTGGAAGTGCGAGCAATGCTTACAAAGGAGAAAGCAAAATGGAAGAAATTGAAATAGCGATTATGGTGATCATAGCGGCGCTTGCGGTCATCTGTATGTTCGCTGTGTTGGGTATTGCGGTTGCATTCTTTCGGTTATTGGGGTGATCTATGAACGAAGACACCGTTGATCTACCAAGAGACATCGATCCCCATAAAGCTGTTGACCGCATCATTATCAACAGCAAGAAGTACGCAAAAGCTAAGGCCGAGCGGATCTATATGGAAGAGTACCGCAAAAGCTTGAAGGCCATCATTATGAAGCGGTCGCTTGAGTCCAGCGTCAACGCTCAAGAGCGAGAAGCCTACAGCGACCCGGAGTACACCGGCTGGCTGAAGAAGCTCCAGATCGCGATTGAGGTCGAAGAGCAACTACGCTGGGAGATGGTGGCGGCACAGGCTAGAGTCGAGGTCTGGCGGTCGCAGGAGGCCAGCAACCGGGTAGAAGGAAAGCTTACTTTATGACGCAGGCGACCTTGTTTGATCTCCCAGATGCTCCGCAAAAAACATACAGAGCAATTCGTCATGATGTTGTCCGGGAAAAGCAGGCTGCGAATTCTCTTGAGGTTCACCACCCGAACGAAAAAACAAAACAAATAGAGTTTGTAATGAACAACTTAAATGTTCAACGAGGTCACGACATTCTTGAGTTGTTTGCCGGTCGGGGAAATTTAACCAAGGTTTATGAGCGATATGGGTCTGTGGTTGCCTGCGACCGCAAATACTTGCAAACTGGCGACAGCTTTTTGTTGTTCCACAAATTGATATACGAGAAGAAAAAATACACCGTAGTTGACATAGATCCGTATGGCTTCCCTAATAGGTTTTTCCCTGACATTTATTTGTTGATAGATGACGGGATATTATTTGTCACCATGCCTAAGCCATATGTAAATATTTTGAATGGGATTACTCAGACCCATCTGATCAGTTACTTTGGTGAACCAAACCCGGACGAGGATACGATCATTGACCAGCTTGTCACTTGGGGATTGTGTCATTGGCGGCAAGTTGAGCTAATCGATTCTATGGATTGCAATAGCGTTTGGCGATTTGCCTTCTCTGTAAAAAAGGTTAAAGCTACTGATTACACGGGAGTTAGGAATCGATGAACAATAAGGTCAATGCGTCTGAGCGTAAGCACCTCCAGCGAGTCAAGAGCCTGCCCTGTAGCGTCTGTAACGCTCCGCCCCCCAGTAGCGCCCACCATATCAATCAGGGGCAGCAATACACCACCGTGGCGCTCTGCTACGACTGCCATCAGGGTAGCTTCATGGGCTGGCATGGTCAGAAGAGGGCATGGGCTATCCGCAAGATGGACGAGCTTGATGCCTTAAATGTAACTATCCAGCGGCTCCTGACTGATGGGATGCCGCTTGAAGAAAATAATCTACCTTTTTAAAAAAAGTTGTTGACAGGTCGTTTAATCTCAAGTTACATTACGCCTACGGTCACTTGAGACCGGACAGCGAATAAGGAGCGACACCATGAAGAACGACCTCAACAACATCGATACCCTCGGCACACTGCTGGCTCAGATCGCAGATCTGGAAAAGCAAGCCAGCGCCATCAAGGATGACCTCAAGGATTCGGCTACCGCTCCCGGCGGCAGCAAGGTATTTGAGGGCGACCTGTTCAAAGCCACGGTTGTCGAGTCAAACCGCAGCACCATCGACTGGAAACAGTTGTCCGCTGATCTGGGCATCGATGCCGAGACGCTTGCTAAGTACACTAAGACCTCTGCTGTCTTCGCTGTCAAAGTCACTTCACGTTAATCGGGGGCAATCATGAACTGGACATCACAGCGCGACGAGGGAGGCCACGTTCACCTCCTCCCCGTCAGTGACGAGGTCTTCGTCAAGGTCGAGAAGTCACGGGCTGGGGATTACTTCCTGAGCGTTTACCGTGAGGGCGATCCTTGCGGTGACGATGTGGAGTATTTCCCAAACCTGTATCAGGCCAAGAAGTACGGGAACGAGATTGCTTCCAGCGGTCAGTGGCAAGAATACTTGCTGGCATAAAATGAGACGAGTTAACTTAACCGACGCTGAATTATTCATTTGCAGGATGATGGGGGTGATGCGTCGGTCGGAGGCCATGTACAAGGTGGTCAACCAGCAGGTCGGCAAGGACGATACTTGGACTATCGACATCGATGGCGTGGTGGCTGAATACTGCGTAGCGAAGATGCTCAACGTCTGTCCCGACCTGACGGTCAGTGTGCGTAGCGGCGGAGTTGATCTGATCAGCAAGACCGGCAAGACCATCGATGTAAAGTCCACGCGGCACAGAGACGGGCGGCTGCTGTCAACACTCAAGAAGGCCGCAGATCCCTGCGACATCTACATCTTGGCTATCGTGGACGATATGGGAGCCAGCATCATTGGCTGGGCATCCAAGGAGCTTCTGTTCAACGAAGCTAACAAGGTGAATTTAGGGCATGGGGTTGGCTATGCGCTGAGCCAGTCCCAATTAAATAATTTTTTAACCGTCGCT